TATATATATATATCCATCAATTATCATTACGCAGTATTCTTCCGGTTCTAATAAAGCTTCTATTTTTTCAAATCGGGCCGATTCATTTGCTTTAGTGAAAAGCATTTTCAAAGTATTTTTTCCTTCTGGCTTACTTTTACAGTAATACTCGTACATCTCCTCTGCCGTCCGCATTTTTCTCATCTCATCCACCGTTCCTTTCCCACACCTGTACCAATATCAGTCTTTCACTATGCCTATTATATCATACTTTTCTAGATCTTTTGTATATAAATAAGTTAAAACATTTCTAAAACTTCTTTCTAACGCAAAAAGACGGCGACCCCTTCTGCGCATACCGTCTTTTCTTCCATCCCTATTCCTCTTGTTTTTTTCCAAAGCTACTGACTTTGACAGGCACAAAGCCTTCTTCCACGGCCAGAAGGTCCGATGCCATCATAAAGGTTCGTTCGCCGGGCAGCACCGGCTGCTGGCAGGTTCGAAGTCCCATCAGAATGCCCGGCTCTTTATTGTGATTCTGATAAGCGAAGTGAAGCCACTGCGCCAGTCCGCTTATCTTGATGAGTTTTTTACGTATTCCTCACTGCTGATTTCTTCCTCATCTTCATCATCTGTCAACCTGCTGATTCTATAAACGGTGCTTAATAAATCTCCCTTTTCACCCATTGTTACCAGAGAGCCAATGGTTTCCACTGGTTTCAGACATCCCAATTTTTTCATAACTGCTGGATTTCCCCAAATTTTTTCTCTATCTTCCTCGGTTGTGGCAAGATAAATCATCCATGAATGAAAAAGCGGGCTGTTCAATTCACCTCTCACCTTTGGCAGTTTCTTACCTTGCGGATTCTCATAATACTTAGATGCTTTCTTTATTGCAAAAGAATAATCCTCATCAGAAAGTGGATGCAGATGCACTGTAAAGTACAATTTCCCCTTTCTCTTTATTTCTACTGCCTCTATCAAGTTTTCCTCTTGTTGATACTCTGCCGCTTCTAAAAGCGAGCGCACCAGATCGTACTCGTCCTCCTTCTCAATCCTCTCCGCCGCCTTCGCGGGAATTTCCGGATCATCGACCGGTGTAATATATGCGCTTCTCATCGTCTCCTGTGTGTTATTTTCCATCTTTCTTTTTTCCCTTTCGTATATTTTCCTAGCGGAAGACGGATGCCGCGCCGGCAGCCGCCCTCCCGCATATAGCCAATTAAGCCTCGATTATTCGCCCTTGATCCACTCTGGCGTGGAATTGATTCTGTAAGACTGATTTCTCTTGATGATTTCACCCGGCGTCAACGTCATCAAATCAAATTCTCCATCCGGAATACAGTCCTCGATCGTAAGCTTCTGCTGCGTTCCGTCCGGCTTGTTGGCGCTGGCTCTAAATGTGAAGCTGATGTTTTTGCCACTCTTTGCAGCTTCCAGCAGCGGCTCCATAATCAGATCGTCTCTAACCACCGCCTCTGTAAAGGTCAGCGTATAGGATACGTCTGCAGGCACACTGAACTTCTGGTAAGAGCCTACCGGCTGATAATCCAGATTCGTATAATTTGCTTTAACAGAATAAGTGTCAATTTCCAAAAGCTCCTCTGAAACGCCGTTCACATCAATAAACAGCTTTCCGTCCTTACCGGTCATAAGATTTTTTACAAGTGTTTTCTGATTCAACATATTTCTCCCCTTTCGTAATTTCCCATAAATTTTTATGCAGTCTGCACATTGCTGAATCTATAGTGCAGATAGATTTTTTCCAGCGTGTCGATATCATCCGCTTCCACGATAAACCACGCGCTGTCACTGGTCAGCGGATTAGACCCGTCCAGTGTAAAGCTGCCGCCCGGCATGATTTTCTTCTCGCCTGCCATGTCGTTGAGAAGGCGCATACCGCTCTGCAGTACGTCAGCAATGCCGTCGCTGTCGCAGCTGACCTTTCCAATTTTTTTCTCCATCATGACATGAAGCCTGCGCATCAGTTCATTTCTAACCTTGGTTCGCTTCAGCTTCTTCCAGCCCGCGTCCTGACTTTCATCAAGATCTACCAGTGTCGTTACGCCGGAGTCAAACCAGACCTGGCCGTCCGCGCTTCTGGAAAGCAACACAAGACCGTTCCTGATAGCCTCCTCATACTGTGCGCTGGTAAAACGCTCTGTCACATCCCCCGTGCCTCTCAGGCTTTTATGTACGATGCTCTGATTCGCCGGCGTCGCGGCAACCGCGCCTGCCAGATGGGCCGCCGCGAAAATCGCTGGCGCCGCGATACCAGTCAGATCGGTGTAAGTATTGCCGATCATGGCAATCTGTCCGTGATTCTTTGCCGCCGATTCTGCCATCCTGTCCGCCAGCGGCTTCGTCATATTCGCACTCATGACCGCAATAGGGAATTTACCGGTTTTCACCACCTCCTCCACATAAGCCGCCAAGACGTTCTGCACGCCTTCAGCGTTAGTATCGCAGCAGAGGACATTATAGTAGTACGGTTCCAAAGCCTGAAAGGCCTCCAGATAATCGTCCGCGGTCACACTTCCATCCGCGCCGCCGCTGAGAGCCGTTTCAAATTCCTCTACTGCGCCGGTCTTACCCTGCTCTGCTGTCACATACGCGCTTGCTTTCAGCGCCTCTGCCAGCGCTGCCGCTTCACCTGTACCGCCCGCAGTGAAAGTATAGACTTCCTTTACTTTACCGTCTACGATAATCAAGCATTGCTTCTGCTTCCCGCCAGGCAGCGCCAGTACCTTTACCTTAATCGGACGGCTGCCCTCATACTTTGCGGTAAGAACCACGTTATCCCCCTGCGTCAGGGAAGCCTTCGCGCCGCCCGTACCTGCTCTGTACATATAAATTGTATTTACACCCTCGGCAAACATGATTTCTGCCATGGCTGTGCCGTCGCAGTCTCCGTAAGCTTCAGCCACTTCAGCCGCGCTGCTGAATGCGCGCGCCTGACCGCAAGGCCCCCATGATGCCTTTACAGCCAACGCGACGATTCCGTCAACCGCGCCGGCTTCCTTTTCTCCCCGGTTTGAATAGCGATAATACACATCCGGCCTTACTTTCATTTCTCCCTCTCTAAAAATCTGTGCCATTTACTTTACCTCCTTTTGTTTAAATGCCGCAATTACCTTTCTTGCTTCTTCCTCTGTATACGTCGCCTGTCCCGCTGTCAAAAGCGCGGCCCTTACCATTGCCGGGCTGCTTTCGAATACCTCCGCGGCCTCTGCCAGCTGATCCACGGTATATACATTCTTACTGTTTTTGTGTCTCATTCTCTACTCCCTTTCTCTCATCGCCACTGATACATGCTGCAGCTTTTCACCGGCGTTATTCTCAGCGATTACCGGATATACCGCTTCCACGGCAAGCTGACCCGCCTGCACCGGATCGCGCGACAGATCCAGCCCCTGCGTATCGCCGATGATAACGAAACCATCCTCATTCTCCACACGGCCTTCCGCAAGGAGCATGTGCTCAATCAAAAGCGCTATAGCATCCGCTTCCGCGCCGCGGCCAGGAATCACAATGTGACAGTGCACCAGCGCGCTGCGCCACATAACGCCTTTACCTCCGGTAAGGCTCTCACACTTCCCCGTTTTCACAAGACGCCAGTAGACCGCCGGTTTCTGCTCCGTAGGACGAAACGCCTGCGACAGCGAACCATCACCCGGGTCAATCAAATAGATCGGCCTGCCAATCACCTCCGGCAGACGCCCTTTGCTCCAAACACCCAACAGCGCCGCCGGACTTTCCGGCAAAACCCCCTGGTCAGGGTATTCAATAAGCGCAAAAGTTATGACTGTCCGCCTCGTCATTTCATCGCGGGCTGCCGCCTCGCTTACACCCGCCCATCGCGCCGACACAACACGCCCCCCGGCGTTGAAGAACCAGCCGTCCAGTCTTTTCCTCACCGCGTCCATCAAAGGGTATCCGTCGCGGCTGTCTCTATCTGTCGCCACTTCTACGGTAAGCGTGCTTTTGCCCTCTCGCTGAAAATCCTCCCGCATATTCAACCGCAGAAGCAGTTGACTGTAATGGTTCTCACTTTCCCAGCCGGCGTCTGTATTTTCCGGGGCAAGGTTCTGAAAAATCGCCGCCTTGCCATCGTACCGCGCGAGATATGCCGTCAGCTCTGTACTGTTCTGCAAATGCTCCAGTATCGTGTCTGTTATCATAGTTCCCTCCTTTCCCGTGAATGTCTTCCCTTCACTGTACACATCTTAGCACGGTTCCGGGGTACGGATGCACAGTCTTCTGGCTTTACACCAGATCCAGTTCATCTGCCACCAGCTTGATAAAATCTCCCTGCCAGCTTCCCGCCGCGTTGCGGTGGCATGGGATTCTCATGGCCGCCCCTTCTATGGTGTGGGATTGCTTCCAATAAACTAAATCGATAATCTTCAGACGCTCATCCGCGTTGTCCGGGTGCTTCAGCCTCGTCTTCAGAATTGCGTTAGTAACAGCGTCATACTTTCGCTGTTTCTTCGGCGGCAGATCGTGAATAACACAATCCTGCGTCGGATTGCCTATTTTTCCGCCGCCTCCTCCCGCCTCAAAAGAAATGCTCATCCTCTGCTCCAACGGTTTCTTCATCTCCTTTTCTAACTGCGGATATTCCCTGATAATCGACTTCACATACGACCAGTACGGTTCCTTCGCCTTTCCCATTGTTGTAACCTCCTTTTGATATTTCTTGCATTTTTCGCAAGTATCGTGATAAAAAAATTAATTTCTGCGGACAGCTTGCATTTTATGCAAGTGTTTGTGTGTCTTCACCTTAGCATAAGAACATACGTTTGTCAATAGGGTTTTTGAAATTTTTTTGCATAAAATGCAAGATTTTGCGGTTGCAATAGGCGAACATATGTGCTAAAATTTTTTCAGGAGGTGGCTCATGAGTCTTTCGAATACCTTAAAAGAACTCCGCAAAGCCCGCGGGTATACTTTGCTGGATATCGCCAAAAAAATGAACGTATCAGAAGCGACTGTTCAGCGCTGGGAGTCCGGCAATATCAAAAATATGAAGTACGACAACATCGTCAAGCTGGCCCGGCTTCTCGATGTGCATCCTGCTGCCCTGATGGGATGGCAGGAAGATACGCCGCAGGAGGTACATACCATTGCAGCGCATCATGACGGACTCGACTGGACAGAAGAAGAACTGGATGAAATAGAAGAATTTAAAAGATACGTACTTTCTAAACGCAAGAATAATACCTGATACTACCTGCAAAAAGAGGTGATTTAGATGAGCAAATATGAAGACCTGTTGATGGAATATGAGGATAAGCTTCTCATAGAGGAACGCAACATGAAGAACGAAGGCCTCTATGGCGACAACGTAGCCTGGATTAACAAGAATCTTCCTTCACGGCGCAAAACCTGTATTCTGGCAGAGGAAATCGGCCATTATGAAACCTCCGTCGGCGATATCCTCGACCAACATAGTCTGGACAGCGCTAAACAGGAGCGCGCTGCCAGAGGCTGGGCCTTTAACAAGCTGATCCCTCTTGACGATATAAAAGACGCCTATCGAAAAGGATATCGCGAATACTACGAAATGGCTGAATTTCTCGATATTGACGAGGAATTCCTCAGAGATTCTGTCGCTTACTACGAATCAAAGTACGGCGACCTCTGGCAAGAAGAAAAAGAAGCGCGCCTTATCGACGCGCTTATGAGAGGACGTACTACCGGATAGACAATGGACTACGAATATATAAAGGTTATCTTGATGGATCTGCCTGTGAAAATTGACGGCCAAACCATATATTGCGGGAACGATACTTACATCATTCTGATTAACGCCCGGCTTAATAACGAAAGGCAACGTCAAATCTATGACAGAGAGGTCCAATACATCAACGATGGAAAACTGAATATGATGCTGCGCGCCGAAGATCTGCAGCAAAACGATTTCGCGTGCTGACAGAAGGCCTCCGGAAAATTTCCCGGAGGCCTTCTCATTTTTTTAATATACTGTTTGGGGTCAACGCTGTCCTTCAATACAGCAACTACATCCGTAACCGAAAAATACCATTCTTCCTATTCCTCGTCCCAAGTAGTGTGGATTTTTCTATCCTCAAATAGTTGAATCTTATCACTTTCCCTGATAATGGTTCATCAAGCAAATAGATTATAATCTGCTTGCTCCGAGGTTTTAACAATATTAGTAAAGCATATTTTTTAAAAAGTGAAAAATAAAAAAGCTGAAAGCTTGAAATTTTCCAGGCTTTCAGCCTTGTTACTGGTATCCCCGGCGGGAATCGAACCCACAACTATGCTTTAGGAGAGCACTGTTATATCCATTTAACTACGGAGACATATGAACTTTTCACATTATTTATCATACCACGCTTCCTGATAAAATTCAACGGGAAAATAAATCCCACTATTGCGGTCCCGCAGCGTTTCCTAATCTGAGAATAAGATTATAAAAGCCGCTGCGCAGCTTTTCATCATACTTTTGTTTTATGTTGCGTTAGTTCATGAAAAAACGCAGGTTTCTGAGATTTTTTTGTTGTTTGTTGCGCGACATGCCCAATTATCTCCTAAATTCTATTATATTTTACCATATTTTATCAAAAATAACAAAAAATCCGGTGCAATTTCTTCGTTTGCGCAACATCCTGAAAAAAAGTAAGCAAAAAGCTGCGTTTTTTAGTGGGTGCGCGCAACTTACCCCCAAAAACAAGCAAATACCTGCGCGCATCGTATCCATCGTATCCATCATATCCATCACAGCTATCATATAAACCATGAACTACAGCCCGCATGCGTACATATTGTGAAGTGTGGAATTTATACATCAGGCTAGATATTTTTTTAACAATTTCCAAAATTAAGGTTGAATACTCTCTGCTAATGTAGTAAAATGTAGGAGTAATTGTTAAAAAGTAAACAAACTGAGCAAACTGAACGTAGGATTAGCATAGGACAAAATCAGTAAGGTTACTTTCTCGAACAAAATTGCAAGTATTCTATCATACATAAACAGGAGGAGATTATGTATAAAGTTTCAAATCTCGCAGAAGAGTATAAGAAGAAATTGATTACCGCAGACCAGGCTGCCGCAATGGTTGAGCCCGGCAGCAGAATCCATTTCGGACTGGGATGCGGCTCTGTCGTAGATATAGACGAGGCGCTGGCAAAGAGAGCCGATGAGCTGAAGGGTATTGAAATTATCAGTACCGTGGCTATCAGAAAAGAGCCTTTCAAGGTTTATCAGGCTACGACCTCTAATGATCAAGTGAAATTCGCGTCAGCTCATTTCAGCGCTTTCGACCGTCAGATGTGCAAGGATGGCCGCTGCTGGTATATTCCGATGCTATTCAATGAGCTGCCATATTATTGGTATAATAACCAGAACGAAATCGACATTGCGTTCTTTCAGGTAGCGCCGATGGACAGTCACGGCAACTTCAATCTCGGACCGCAGGTAGCCGATATGTGGGGCGTTATCAAAGCCGCAAAGAAGGTTATCGTTGAGGTTAATGAAAATATGCCGATTGCCCACGGCCATCAGACCCAGCTGAATTTATACGGTATCGACTATATCGTAGAAGGAAGCAATCCTTCTATGCCGGAGCTGGCAACTAAGCCCGCGTCCGATATCGATAAGCAAATCGCCAAGCATGTAGTAGAACAGATCGGCAGCCACAGCACATTGCAGCTGGGAATCGGCAGTCTGCCTAACTGCATCGGACAGATGCTGGCAGATTCCGATGTGAGAAATATCAACGCGCATACCGAAATGTTCGTGGACGCCTATGTAGACCTGTTCGAGGCAGGCAAGCTGACCGGCAACAAGCCGGTAGACAAAGGCAAAGCGCTCTACACCTTCGCGGGCGGTACCAAGAAGCTGTACGACTTCATCGATGATAATCCAATTTGCTGCACAGCGCCGGTTAATTACGTAAATAACGTAAACATCGTTGCCAGCATCGACAACTTTGTATCCGTTAACAGCTGTATTCAGGTTGACCTCTACGGTCAGATCTGTTCTGAATCCGCAGGACACCAGCAGATCAGCGGTACCGGCGGTCAGTTAGACTTTGTTATGGGAGCGTTCCTGTCAAAAGGCGGCAAAAGCTTTATCTGCACGCCTTCCACCAGAACATTGAAGGACGGCACCAAGGAATCACTGATCGCGCCGATTCTGACCCCGGGCGCTATCGTCACTACGCCGAGAACCGCTACTAACTTCATCGTTACCGAATATGGCGCGGCTAACCTGAAGGGTAAGTCCACCTGGGAAAGAGCAGAGCTGTTAATCAATATCGCTCATCCGGATTTCCGAGAGGATCTGATTAAACAGGCTGAGAAAAACGGCATCTGGAAAAACACCAGCAAATGCACTTTCTAA